CCACTACCTTTTAGTGTGCCACGATCCTTGCGGCTGTTTAACTTCTCTGTGTTCAACTTAATGATCTCTTGCAGGGTGTATCCGTAGATGTTGCCTAGTGCAGCGGTATAGAACAACACATCTCCCAACTCCTTAGCAATCTCTTCGTTGCTAAACTTAGAGGTGTCCCTGATGAGCTTCTTGATCTTCTCTGCTACCTCTCCTGCTTCGCCTACAAGACCTAACGTGTTCTCTACAAGACGATCCTTACCTTTAGTGAGCATCATACTCTCTACCCACTCACTATATTCCCCCACTGTGTCGAAACACTTCATGCTCTCCATGTCTTCTGCCGTTATCACTATATAGTCCTTCCATAAAACTCTGTTGGTGTGTCGTCTAAGGCATCGAATAGATACCAACAACAATTATCTTTACCTACACTCTTGCTACCTTCTATCCACTTAACTCTTCCCACAGAAACCACCTTACTACAATACGTCATGTACACGGCTGACTGTTTAGTGTGCATCCAATCTGCATCAAACAATAACCAAGTAGGACAGATTTGAATCCAGTGGTCTATAAACTCATGCAGAAACTTACGCTCCCACGGGGGGTTAGTAATACAGCAGTCAACGACACCATAACCACCCAAGGATAAGGTTAGGGCATCACCCTGTCGCACCCTATCTGACTGTGGTTCAATGTCACAAGCAAACAAACACTCACCATGTCCGTCCGTCAATTGATCTATATGTTGTACCAACCTACCGTCTCCCGCACAAGGCTCTACATAATCAAATGTGTAAGGCAAATGCGGAATAAGAGGTTCAACAGCAGCTAGAGGCGTTGGGTAGTAATCACGAGGAAGTCTTTCGAAGTCACTACGTTTTCCCATACATCTCCTTTAGTGTTGCCTGTGAGACGAACTGAGGCTCGTACATACCGTTAGATACCTCTCGTTTAACTACAACACCTGACCACCACTCACGGTTGGCTTGTCCCGCCCACGATTCTTCTGCCCCTTTGTAGCACCCCGCGACCAAACCAATAGTCCCATGAGGGTGCGAAGCATCCTTAAACTTAAGATCACGTTTATGACTGTGACCACAAGTAGAACTGTGATGGCGGTGCGCGAGTAAGGCATTAGCATGATGTAGGCCAGACATAGCTGACCCAAAGTTACCACTACTAAAGAAGTGAGCATAAGATACCCCGTCGTAATCAACGATGGCGGGGGCGCTATTTTGGTACTCGTGGTATTCGTCGAACCAGTGTTTGGTTTGAAGATGCCCGAAGGAAATCCCGTACTTTGATCCCTCAAGTCTTGGGTCTGTTTTGATAGCTTTTTTGATTCTATTTTCATGGTTTCCCTCAAACCCAAAGTAGTTTGGTCGTTTACGCTTGTGGTAACGGAACTTCCACCGTAGACGTTCCTGTGCATCGTTGTAGTGGTCGATGTCAGCCTCATAGTTCTGACTAACGATTGCCTCTGGGGAACGAGTGTCAAATGTATTTAATGACCGCATGTCAGCGCCGTCCCCTAGGTCAACGACGTAATCAGGTTTGAGGTCGTACAAGAGGTTGCCTAACCAGTTAAACCTCTCATTTCCCACTGAAGGGTCTACGTGAGCGCAGCTAAACACTACTACTGTCTTACTCATTTACTACCTCCATTTCCATCAGTGCCACCCGTACCTCAAAGTCTACCTCCTTAAGTTGTTCTTTAGTTAGATTCTTTAGCGCTTCCATTACTTCAGCCAATGCTCAGGTATCCTTTTGTCTGAGTAGATGAACCCATGCTTATCACACCAGTCACCGTATGTAGTCTTAGAACCCTTGCTGATCTTACCGCGAGAGTTACTAAACACGAATCGTATGTCTAACTTAGGGTGTTGCTCCTTAACCTTCAAGTGTTTCTTTCTGTCCGCAGCTACAAACCGTCCCTTTGACTCAACGATAATACCATTTGGTAGTATGAAGTCTGGGGTATAACTCTTGTTCTCGTGTAAGACCCACTTAATCTTCATGGTCTCATACTCAAAAGCTATACCCCTATCCTTCAAATCAACAGAGATGTCATCCTCAAGGCCTGATCGGTAACCGTTCTTTATTGCGTGTTGTCGTCTGCTGGTGGTTGCCATAGTTGTCCCTCATAACGCCTTAACCATAGTAGCCTAGCGTTCTCAACGATACGTTCTAGGTTGCCATCATATGCCTTAAAGACAGCATCCCATAAATCTTCTTCGTCTTTACAGCCACTCAAGAGTTTCTCTGCTTTCTTAGGTCCAATACCGCGTAGCCCTTTGATGTTATCGGCAGCATCGCCAGTTAAGATTTGAGTGTAGAAGAAATGCGTTCCCTCGAACTCACTTACCTTTGTCCACTCATTCCTACCAAAGTTAAAGTGCCAACAAGGTAACTGTAACATGTCCTTATCAATAGAGGCCACCACGCAGTTGTAGTTCTGTGCGGTAGCCTCCTTGGAAATAAGATCATCAGCCTCTTCATTGTCACTAACGATAGCATCATACTTCTCAGACAGGTAGTCACGAGTAGTACCAAGGTGGAGAGGCTTTTCTGTCGAAGCCCTGTTCCCCTTGTAGGGATAAGACTTGGCAATCTCAAACCTAAAGTTAGTTTTACCTGTGAGGTACACCTGATAGTCAGACTTAGATGGAAAGGGAAGGTCAATAGTTTGCTCTAGGATGTAATCCATAAGCTCTTCGACCTTCGCCTTTGCATCATCAGGGAATAAATCTTGAGTGGCAAAGGCTGCACGATAGGCAATGATGTCGCCATCGACTAACACTTTACCCTTTCCCATTAGATTTCCCCAAAGACGATACTGCCGTCATCCTTCTCAAAACCTACATCAACAACGTAAGTAAAACCTGCACCTTTCATAGCGTCAGTAAGAAACTGTGCCATAGTGTAGAGGTCTTCTACGTTATCTCGACTTGCGCTTGCGCTACCTTCGTAGCCATCAAACTCTCGGTCAAACTGAAAGTCTATATTTACTCGCATTTGTTATCCTACCATAAACAGTTTGTCGTCTTCGCTTGGAGAGGAGTTGTCTTCCCAAGCCACATGATCGGTAACACCGATAGCCATAAGTCGTAGTCCAGCACCGTTAGAGTATGTCTCAAACTGTACCTTAGCGTTAGTACCATTCCCCAGTGTGCCATCTTCCTCAANCGACCACCAATCCTTGTTTTCCACGCCGTTAGTTAGATTTACTACCTTTGGTGATCCACCGAAGTCTACCTCAGTGGGGTTTCCTTTCTTGTCTGTAAAGGTCATAACGTGTTCGTGCATACGGGACAGTTTGACGTACTTGCCAATGCCAAAATCATTACCTTCTTTCACGCGGTCATTGCCCATAGGCTTAGGGTCCATACCTCCCTCCAGAAGCTCTGTAATCTGATCCTCGTTGGTGAAGTATCCATTAACAACATATTGACCGTTGTGCTTCTTTGCCTTTTTCGCTGCGTTGTTTAGGTCGCTGCCCATGTCACGGTTCTCTTCGAACACTTTTGCGTACTCAAGAACCATATCCATCGTGTATTTAGCCATAGTCGGGTCTTCCTTTTTTAAGCTGTAGGGTTTACAGCGCTGTGCTGGTAATATACTATAGGGACATTTTTTGGAATCTGTAACACTGATTCTCACATTTATTTTGCTCTTTAGTGAATATCTGCGTATGTGTTGCCGAATTGCACATCTGTGCCTAACGGTACGTTTAGATCTACCTCATGGTTTACGTTATTGATGCTCATCTGCATTATGTTCTCTGCTTTATCTTCGTCGCCCTCCTTAGTTAGAACAATGATCTCATCGTGGAACTGACCGATAGTCTCTAGTCCCATGCCACGACACTCCTTAACCCACTTGTCAAAGCAGAAGACCCCTGTACTCTGGTTAAGAGTGCTGAAGCGGTCCTTCTCACTGCGTAGGCTATGCCAAAAGCCTGACACAGGGTTCTTTAGCCACATGGAGCCAAATAGCTCCCGTGTCTGTAGTCTAGACGCAACCTTCTCAATAGCCCAGTTACGTGACCAGAAGGCGTCCAGCAAGGTCTTAGCTTCCTTAGGCGTCATACCTGTCTCACGGGCCAGCTTAGGCGCTCCTACGCCATACGTAGCACTATAGTTCACCACCTTATAGTTCTTACGCAGAGACTTTAGTGAACGCTCACCTGAGTTATGCTTGTCGATGTCATCCTGAGTGATAACACCAGCGTGTAGTGCTAAGTCCAAGTGCGGGTCAAACCCCTCTCTACTCATCTCCTCTACGTACTCAGGGTCCAGTGGCTTCATGTAGTGCCGCTTGGTAGTATCCTCTAGCGAGGTCATGTCAGCCCCAGACAGAACGTAACCATCAGGACACGTTAAGCACCCACGGATAACGTCACCATACGGCTTGTCTACGCTGGGTAGGTTCACTAGTGGCCTAAAGTGCTTGAAGCGGAAGGTATTAGTAAGACCTGCTACTCCAGCCTGTAGCCACCCATTCTTATGGCACTCTAGAAAACTCCTGAGAATACCAGCACGATGAGTGAGGACGGTAAGGCCATCAAGAAGGTCAACAGAAGCATCATTAGAAGAAAGCTCCCTAACGCTTTGGCAAAGTTCACCATTCTTTCGTACTTGTTCAAGTTGTCTTTCCTCTCCAGTTTTCTTGTCCCGAAGGAACTTAAATGTCCGTGGCTTCCATCCTAGAGAATACAGCCAGTCTTTTACTTGGTCGTTGCTGTTGGGGTTCCCACGTTCCTCTCCTACCTTAACGACAAAAGACTTTGCAGAGGTTGGCATCTTGTTCTCCAAGCAGAGTGTTACCCACTTCTCACCGTTAGCTGATAAGTCCCCATCCTTCTTGTGCATAACCTTTGGTTGGTTAGCCACACGAGTAAGGATTTTGCGTGGCATAGCTTCTGCTAGTTGCTCTACCTTTTCTGCCTTGAGTGATAGAATTTCGTCGTATGCCTCTTGTGCTTTGTCCACGTCTAATTTCCACTGTAGCCCCTCTTGCTCCCGTGCGCAGTCTAGCTTGAAGGACAGGTAGTCGATCAGCTTGAGCTTGTCCGTAGGGTCTTGGTACAGCTTGTTCAGCTTTAGGTCTAAGTCACGCCATAGACGGTTGTTGATCTTAACGTCTTCATCGCACCTGTGAGCGTACTCTTCTGGCGTCAGGGTGTTCCAGTCCTTAATGACAGGCTTAGGCACACCATAGTCCACTCCGTAGCCCTCAAGGCCATGCTTCATACGGTCATGGTGTAGATACCAAGACAGAGCCAAGGTGTCGATCAGACGTGCTGTAACTTTGATGTCCAGCACACGTTCCACTGCGGGGAGGTCGAAGCGGATAATGTTGTGGCCTACCAGCGTTTCACTGTTGAGTAGAACATACCGCATCTCATCATAGTCATGGGTATGCTTAACTTCACCCATGTCATTAGACCAAGACAGGACATGAATTTTGGTCAACTCATCTAATAGACCGTCTGTTTCAATGTCGAATACTGTTGTCATTTGTTTTCCTTTAATTCCAAGTTTCATATTCTTCACGAGAGCTTGTGCCATCTCCGTAATGTGTAACTACGGCGTAACACTCGTCCCAACCTATGCGTTCCATAAGATTACTAAGATATTCCGCATGGTTATCACAGCTTAGTGTAAAATAGTCTCCTCCCCCTTCGCAGAGTATGTCCCACGCCACGGGAGTTTTACTCTTGCGGAAGAAACTAGGAAACCTTTCTTCCAAGGACTTATCCATCAGAAAACCTTTCCCAATCACTCTCAAAGCCCCCCAAAGGCGGAACAACCTCCTCAGTTATGTGGTGAACTATTTTGTAATCTACATACTGGGGGCTGTCCCGTTGATGATCCAGCATACAATTAAGTGCAGCTTCTACTGTCTGGCAATAGGCATCTATTTCTTCCCAACAGTAAATCCCATCGGTAAAGTAGTATTGACCTGACAGGCGGTAGTATTCATATTTTTCCATATCACACCTCGCTTAGTGTAAATGTTTCAGTGTTAAACCGCATCATCCCTGCGTTGCCTTCTTCGGAACATGGACGGTTCTTTTCGATAGACAGGTACGTTGTGTTACGCTCCTGTAGGTCTTCAGCTTCCTTGTCGCGCTTAAGGTCAATGATAACAGACGCACGTTGCCCGATCATACGACAGTATTTCATCTGCCCATCATCGTTAGTGTGAGCAATGGTTACGATACCTACGTTCAACTCAGCAGACAGCTTAGACAAACGCACTGACAAGTCAGCCAACATCTGTTCTTTGCTTTCCTCTGACGACCCAACAAGAACATCTTGGATAGGCTCAAAAAACACAAACTTGACACCACAAGCTACAGCAAAGTAACGTATCTGGTCGATCAGATCGTCAGCACCTTGACCATCACTCATGTAGAACTGGTAGAAGTCCTCTCCAGCAGTTAGCTTACCGATAGCACCTAGGACTTGATCCTCAGCAACTTTCTCTTCGATCAGGTCACGTCGTGTAAGATTGTCGTTGCACTCATATGAAACGAGTCCAAGCAAAGAACGCAGTTTCGTTTCTTCCAAGTGCCATGCTGCAATTGGAACCTTTCGTTGCAACATGTTGTACTCAAGATAGCGCATGATCTCAGTCTTGCCAATGCCTGTCGGCGCTTTAATCACTGTGAAGTGACCTTGCATGAGGCCAAGTATCTTGTCGTCTAGTGCCTGTATACCTGTAGGTACATACTGATGCTCAGGTGTATCCTTGTATAACGACAAGAAGTCCTGTGTGCTGTTCATTACGTTCTCAGGTGTGAACTTACGTGCGTTCCACCATGCACCCTTGAAGTCAGCAGCCTTACCAGCCTGTAGGAACTCGTTAGCGTCCTTGTAAGGTCGATGGTCAACACGATAGACCTTGTTGGGGAACAGCTTAGATACACGATCAGCAAGAGCGTTGCCAGCGTCATCATTGTCTACCGACAGGACGATCTTCTCGAAACTGTTGAGCCAGTCCGCACAGTTCTCCCAGAGCTTCTTAGAAGGCGTAGCAGACGGTAGAGACACGACAGGGTTAGTGTAGCCACTCTTGAGCATCTGAGCCACTGACAGGGCATCTAGCTCACCCTCAGTGATCGTAACCATCTTAGAGCTACCAGCAGTAAACAGGTTCATACCGAAGAGTTCATCACCCTTGAAACCCGACTTAGCGTAGAAGCCTTTCTCTGACAGCTTACGGACCTTAATTCCCCCGCTGGGGTACACATACTCCTGACGGTCATCCCACGTCATTACTCCGAAGTCTTCCATCGTCTTGGTGTTGATGCCACGCATGTTGACATATTTTCCATCGGACTTTTCTTCTGGTAGGAAAGACGTAACGACAGCTTTTGGTGTGAACGACATAAAATTACTACCTCCTTTTGTTAAGTATTTCTCTTTGGCCCAATCTAAAGTTTTTTCTTTAGACGGATATCCTCTTAAGCAAGCATGACACCTACCAAAGCCTTCGTCATTCCAACTAAAAGCATCAGAAGAGCCACACGCCTCAAAAGGACATGGTTGGTGCGGATGTTCTGCCATATTAAAGCCTCCTAACTTATGTTTATAACTTAAGTTATATCAGTAAGTAGTATAATACTGAATGTAAAACTTAAGTTTATACTTATGTAACCCTCTACACTTACTTATAGGGACATTTTCTAAAGTATGTAACATCACGAATTGTTACATCAGCCCTTTCTTCAGTTTCTCAAGTGCGACCCTTTCATGTCGTGACACCCACATCTTGTTAGTCTCAAGCACTACAGATACGGCATCTTGTGACAAGTCTTGGTAATACCTGAGTTTAATTATACACAACTCAGTTGTCGATAGTGTCTCTTCTGCAACAGCCCTTACACGGTCATCATACTCTTTCCTCTCGTATTCAACGGTATGGTCTTTGTCGCACACCCCGTAGTCTTCGTCGTAAGGTACGTCAGACGACGACAGAACAGACTTTAGCCAATCGTATCCTTCCTCAGACATATCTCCTGCGTCACTGTCGTCGATGTTGCGTGTCAGCCTACGTGATCGACTGTGCTTGGGAATAGCGACAGGTTGTGTATCAAGGTTCAGGTAGTCGTGCATACGCCTCTTAGCCTCGCGATAGAGCTTCGCTGGATGGGCATCAGGTTCCTGCGCTAGTATCTCGTAGCACGTCAGTACACCCTCCATCTCTAAGTCTTGCCTGTGTCGCCCACTGTTGTACTTGTACGACAGCCTCTCGCACATGGTTACGATTTCGTCTGTTGTTAGTTTAGTCATTATCATTCGCCTTTCATGTAAGCTTCACAATCCCTTGAATAGTCACTCATAGCAACAGGTGCATTGTCAGGATCGTGGTCCCACCACTTACGTGAGCCTTCTCGTTCATCTTTACCGAAGTGACGAAAGCATTCTGTGTTGATACAGTCAGACGCACAGAAGGTTTTATCTTTGTAGCATAGTGACATTAGTAAGCATCCTCCATTAAAGCTAACCACGATACTGGGAACAATTCTTCCATCGTGTGGTAGATTTGCCATGCTACTTCTTGTGACTCAGCTTGTGTGTCAGAAGCACACCGTAAGCGACACATGTCAGCGAAGGCATCTAGGGAACCCGACCAATACCACTCAGTCATAGTGGACTGTGGTAGAACCATACGTGCCATCTCAGGTGCTACCCCTACTTTCAATAACCTTTCGTAGAATTTACCTAGTAGTAGGCTTTCTTCTTCAATATATTCTTTCATAGTTTCCTTGTCAAAGTTTCCCTCGTAGGGTTCGCCCATGTTTGTAATTGAACCTGTATCAACAACACCCTCAGAGCCTTGCTTCTTGTCGGCACTACGGCCCCTCCATGTGTCAGGTGTGTAGAACTCAGGTTCATCATCCACGTAGCGACGGGATACCTCATTCCAACGCAGAAATTTATTCTTCACCAACTGTCGTGCCACATAGATAGGAGCCTGACAGTGGAAGCTCACGAAGGCATGGCCGAAGGGTGACAGGTGCTTATGCTTGGCTAGGTACTTGACTAGCTTGGCATCACGTTCAGCTAGAACATTTGGTCCACCTACACGACCTTCAAACTCACTCTTCTTACCAAACGATACCCGTGCTGCGTTGACTACTGACAGGTC